AGTCACCGGCCTGGTGGCAGAGTGGTTATGCAGCGGACTGCAAATCCGCGTACGCCGGTTCAATTCCGACCCAGGCCTCCAATCAAAACAAGCGGTTAGGGAAACCTAGCCGCTTTTTTTGTGCCCGAAATAGGCCTATGGCGGGGCGAAATCGCCTGTTTGCCACTCGTTTTTTGAGCGTCAAACTCGCGTTAGGATGCGTCGAGTGCGTGAACGCGAGTTCGAAGGTTCTTATGGCAACAAAACGACGCCGTGGTACGACGTGGCATTACACGATCCGCCGCGCGAAGCTCTTGCCGCAGCCGATCTATCTCAGCTTCGACAACGAGGAAGAGGGCGACGAGTACGTCAAGCGCCTTGAAGCGTTGCTCGATCGCGGCGTGGTCCCTGACGAGTTCCAGCAGACGAGAACGGCGCGCCGCGACCTGCGCTCGAACATCCGCCGCTACCTTGATGCGCAGCACGTGTCGATCGATGACAAAAAGCTGCTCGCGATCGTGCAGGCGCGGCTGCCCGTGAAACTCGACCTTAGCGAGCTGACATTCACCTGGGCCACCGCGTGGGTGACGGATCTCAAACGCGTGCAGAACCTATCTCCATCGACCATTCGTCACCACGTGGGCGCTTTGTCGCGTGCGCTCGACTGGCTATCCGCACACGGCGACATCCCGTTCAACCCGCTCAAACTGTTGCCGAAGGGCTACTCCAGCTACACGCCGGCTGACGAGAAGGCGGTGAAGGCGATCGAGGGAGAAGCGAAGGAGGACAACGAACGCGACCGCCGCATCGAGCCGAATGAAGAAACGGCCATCCGTTACATCCTGTCGGGCCATAAGCCGGAGGGTCGGCAGCGCGCATTAACGCTGCACAATCAGGACGCGCTCATCCTGCTGTTCGACATGGCCTTGGAGACGGCCATGCGGTTGCGTGAGATGTACACCCTCGATCGCGACCAGGTGGATCTGCGTCGGCGCACAATCTTCCTCGACCGAACCAAGAATGGCGACAAGCGCCAGGTGCCGATCTCGTCGGTGCTATTTTCAAAACTCACGGATTACACCGGCAACTACGGGGGTCGCCTGTTCCCCTGGTGGGATGGCGACCTCAATCCGAAAGTTTTGGAGCAGGTCACGGCACGACTGTCGCGGCAGTGGGCGCGGATCTTTTCGGCGGCTGGAGCTGATGGCCTGCGATGGCATGACACGCGCCACGAGGCCACCAGCCGCATCTACGAACGGACGACGCTGACAGACGTGCAGATCGCGAGCATCACGGGCCACAAAGACCCGCGCCAGCTTAAACGCTACGCGAACCTGCGCGCTTCGACTCTTGCGGAACAGCTGTGGTGACGCCAGCGCGCTCGTAACCGTCGAGGTTTGGCGCGGGTTCACGGCGCGGTCGCCGATCGCGCCCGATCGGCCGCTCGCGTCGCACGCGCCGGTCGAGCGCCTGCTTCTTGCCTTCGTCGCGCAGATACTGGATGACGACGCTGCGCAGCAGCACGGTGTGCTTCTGATTGAGGCGCACCGCTTCGATGCGGCCGTCGTCGATCAGTTCTTTCAACGCTTCGTCGCCCAGCCGCATGAACTCCGCGGCTTCCTTCACGCTCATCGTGGTGTCCTCCATTGCGGTCACCATGTCGCGCACACCAGATTGATCATTCGATTGCCCCTTGCATCCATTCCCTGCGCTTGGCCCACTGCCTGCGCATTTCGTCGCGCAGGCGATTCGCCGCCTCCTGCCCGCGCTCCGCGGTGATGCGCGCCACCAGCGCGCCGACGCGATCGGACGTGGTGTACCCCTTCCGAAGCCAGTGGCGCGCCTCGCATACCGCGCGCCATTCCTCGCTTGCCGTGTCCGTCATGCACGGCGGCCCCCGAGGCGCCGCGGGAGCTGCAGCACGTCGGCGGAGGGACCGGCCGGCGCGATGACATGGCACGCGGCCGCGCGCGGCGCTCGCGGCCTTCGCTTTTGGTTGACGCGGAACCACTCGTCGAGCGCACCCTCCACGGCTTCGTGCTTACCGGTGCGGCGACACGGGCATTCGATGAAGTGGCCGCCGCCAACACGCACGGCGCGGTGGTCGAGGTAGTGGCGCGCTGCATGCCCTTCTGCGCAAGGCAGCAGCGTGACTTGATGTGGCACCTGGCGCTGGGTCACCGGGTCACCTCCGCGCGCGTGCACGCGACCGCACGGCGCAGCTGGTGCGCATCGCACAGCTCGCGCATGCTGACGACGCGCTGCCAGCCTTGGCACACGTCGTCGGGGCCGTACGTGAACTCGACCGCCTCGCAGTCGACAAACAGCTGCAGCGCTTCGCGCAGGCTGAGGATGCGCCCGTTGGTGTCGGCGCCGTCCGCGATGTGATCGTCGATGTAGGCTTGCAGCGCAAGCTGCAAATTCTCCGACCAGGGCATCACCGCGACGTACTCGTGCGGCTCGCAGGTGTACTTCGGATCCGCGCACAGGTGGTAGGTGTCGGGGCGTCCGTGGCGTCCTTCGTTCGCCAGGATCACGGCACCGGCTTGGTGTGCGGCGCGCAGCTCGTCATGGCTGCGCCCGGGCATCAGCTCAGCCATGGGCCACCTGCCGGCGCACCGCCATGGCGCGGCGGCGGCGAAGCGCAACCGGCACCTGGCCAACAGCGAGGCCTGCGCGCTGCGCGCGCGGAGCGCGCGTCGACCACAGGCGATACAGCACGGCGCCGCCGGCGGCGGGCCCGATCAGGACCACGATCAGGAAGGCGAATTCAAGCACGGCGCACCTCCTGGGCCGCCGCGGCCATCGCAGCGTTGCCGGCGGGTGTAGCGGGACGCGGCAACATCGCGGCGACGCGCGTGGGCAGATCGAGCGCGTCGAGGTATTCGGCCAGCTCGACACCGATGCGCTCCTCGGCGGCGATGAAGTCCGGCTGCTGCGAGCGCCAGCCGCCTTTCGGGTCGGCTGCAAAAGTGCGCGTTACCGATTGCAGGCCGCCCATATCCACCGTGGCGGTGAAGGCGATGCGGTCGCGGCTGATGTGGATCAGCACAGCGGCGGTGCAGTCGCGGGGCCGCAGGATCGCCGACACGCCGGCGCTGTTGGTCACGCTGTCGTCGAGGTCGATAAGCGTCGGCGTGATAGCCTCCGCGCCGGGTCCGGTGCCGGCCCCCTGCGAACGTGTCGCAATGGCCGGATTTTCCGTCTGCTGCTGCATGGCAAAGCTCCTAGGCTTCGTGGTGGGAAGGCCTTGGGGCGGCGCTGCAACGCCGCCCGCCGGGCCCGCTGTTTGGGTTCAGATCGCGTCTGGGCCGCGGGAAGGCTTCGGCATGGCGCCGATGGATTGCGCTCTGTTGAGGACGTCGAGCACGTCCTGGGCGATGTATTCGGCCACCGCGGCCGTGCTGTCCCGGCTCACGTTGACGAAGGACACGGCCTCGGTGGAAAGGGCGGCGAGCAGCGTGGCCGCGTGCTGCGCGCGCCACAGGCGATTCATGTCGTCTTCGCTCACGGCGAAGCTGAGTCCGTCCTGCAGGGGCGAGCCGACCGGCGTCCTGGTGCTCATCAGTGCACCCCCATCTGGCCGCGCACCGCATCGATCGCGGCGGTCACCTCGGCGAGGGTGAGGGACGGCGCGGGCTTGCCGGCCGCTTCCAGCTTCGCCATCAAGGCGAGCCAGGCATCGTGGTTCCAGTCGAGGGTGTTGCAGATCTCGCCGAAGGCGGCCGCGATCGCGCGGCGCGGATTGCCGGGCGCAGCTCGGGTGTCGTCTGACATGGGTTTTGCTCCAGATGCGGTCTGTGAACCGCTCGTCTTGCCGCCAAGCAAGGCGAGCGACCGGACGGGGTTGGCGGACCGGTGGAGCACCGGCGAGCCTTGCGGCTCCCCCGCCCGGACGCCCATAGAACGGGACTGCACCAGGCACGAAAAAAGCCGCGGATTGCTCGACGCGGCTTTCGCCGCTCCATTCGGGCCGCCAAGCCCGGTCGCCGATTTTGCGGCGACGGGGCAGAGGTTGCTCCCAACGGACGCCCGAGTCAAGCGGGCACTAGAAAGGGCGAAAACGGCGCTCATTTGCGGAACGTCCAGCACTTGATGATGGTGGAGCCTTCGGCGCGGCCGCTGCGGATGATGCTGTTCACCGCAACGTTGGCGTCGATGAACTTGTGGCGCACCGAATTACGCAGCAGCGTGCGCAGCGTGTTGAGGTCGGCGATCTTCTGGGAGTGATGCGCGGCCTTCGCGGCAAACTCGTTGAGGTTGATCGCGATGGTGTTCGGATCGCGCGAGTGGTTCACCACGTTCTGCTCGTGCAGGCCTTCCAGGTACTCGTACACCTCCCAGAATTCCGACACGATCGGATGGTCGGCACTGATCGACTTCTGCCGTTCCAGCGCCATGTCGTGCAGCGCCAGGCGCGTGGTGCGCACCATGTCGTCGGTCAGCGGCGCCACAAGGCTCACGCAGTCGACCAGCGCGAGCATCTGCGCGTGGTTTTTGATGATGCGCTCCAGCCGCAGTTCCTTGTTCTCGCGCAGCCGCGCCTCGTATAGCGCCGATCGCTCGGCGAACACCTTCAACACCTGGGCTTCGGCGCGCACGGCTTTCAACAGGAAGTAGCTCAGCGAATCGACCGAGAGCGCGTTGAGGTTGTCCGCCGCTTCGCGGCTTTCGGTGGTGACGGTCGGTCGCTTGAAGTGCAGCTTGACGATACGGGTCAGGATCGCCTCGGAGGCGTTCACCGTTGCGTTCTGGCTGATGACGATCGTGCCGCGGAACGGGGGTTCGTACGTTTCGTTGCCGCCGTTGCGGACGCCGCGCGTGCGCAACGTGCCGCCGCCGAAGAAATCCTTCAGCTCGTCCCAATCGAAGCTCTTGGCGTGCGCGTCGGGCTTGTTAGGGTCGGTGCGGTCCGCTTCCAGCAGCACCACCGGCATGTTGGAGATCTGGCCCATGGCGCGCGAGCGACCGGCCACCGACGACTTCGCCGGGTCGAAACCTTCGTAGTCCTTTCGTGCCAGCAGCTTCCACAGGAACGTCAGCAGCGTGGTCTTACCGGCGCCGGCCTCGCCGGTCGCCTCCAGGAAGGGGAACGACTCGTGCGCGTCGCGGATCTGCTCGGCGAACAGCGAGCCGAACCAAAAGGCGAGGGCGACCACGCCGTGGCTGCCAAAGCAGGTCCACAGCCACGGCAGCCAATCGTCGCGATAGGCCTCCGCGTCGCGCTGGATGTGCAGGCGGATCGACTTCTGGGTGGTCTTAAGCCGCAGCTTGTCGAATTCAAAGTAGTCCTCGGCATTCGCGTGCACCAGCTCGCCGTCGCGAACCGCGATGTCGCCCAGCAGGTACGCGCGGTGCTCCTTGCTGTAGCCGATGAAGTCAATCGCGTCGACCGACTTGATGTTGTAGAGCTGGTCCTTCATCACGTGGATCAGCTGCGCCGCGGTACCGTCGAACACGGCGCCCGGCGCGAAGCTGGCGAGCCGGTCGCGGAAGGTGGGCGCGTTGAGCGTTTGGGACGAGGTAAACGTGCCCTTTACGCTGGGCGCGTCGTGCGGAAAATCGACGCGGAAGAAGTACCAGGACTCGTCCGTGACCTCGTTGCGCTGGAAGTACAGCGCCTCGGGGTAGCAGTTCGCAATTTCGTGCACCGTCGCCGCAGCGCGACGCAGGCGGTCCTCGGCATCCTCGGGCAGCTCGTCTTCGTCGAGGCCTTTTTCGTTCGTGTAGTCGCGCCGCAGCTTCTCGTAGCGCAGCTTGTCGAATTCGAACCAGTACAGGCGCGAGCGGTGTTCCAGGTGGAATTCCGAACGCAGGTGGTGGCCGTACATCAGCAGGCCCTTTTCCATCGCGCTCTTGGCCAGCAGCAGGTCGCCCTGGTACCGCGCCTCGGCGATGTCGGCGTCCCATTGCTTCGCCCGCTCGTCGGCATCGGCGTGGGCGTGTGCGCGCAGGTGCAGGTCGTTCCAATCGACCTTTTTGCCGTCCGGCTGCGGGATCTGCGCGGCCCGGGAGCGGAAGCCCATGGCCTCAGCGCGGCGTACGTGCTTGCGGATGTACTCGCGGGCGGCCGGCTCGTTATCGAGCCCCCAGACGAGCGTGGGGAGGTTGCCGGCGCGCCGCTGCAGCAGGCCGCGCAGCGACTCTTCCGGGAAGGCATTGCTGCTCATCGCCGACACCGCCGCATTGCCGTGCTGCATGTGCGCGATCGCGTCGAAGATCCCCTCGACGATCCACAGCTCCGCGGCGGTTTCCAGCAGCGCGTCGACCGAAGGCGCGATCCACCAGGCGCCGGCGTAGCTTTCGCCCGGCTTAAAGCGGGCCTTCTGCTTGCCGAAGCGGTGCGGCCGGTCGATCAGGCGCTCCCAATAGCCGCCCTTGGTGAGCGCGAAGCGCACCGTCGCCGTGCCGATGCCCTGCTTGCGGTCGAAGTAGTTGTCCTGCGTGTAGAGCCCGCGCAGGTCTTTCAGCCCGAAGCCGCGGTTGATTTCCAGGTACGCGTCGGCAGCGGCGTTCGGATTCGCCGGGGTCTGCGTGAAGCGCTTGGACCAGTCGTCGAAAAGATCGTCGTAGAGATCCTTGACGTGCATTTCGCGGCCGCACTTCGCCTGGCGACCGCAGCGCACCACCCACGGCTTTTCGTGGCTGGTGTAGAGCTCTTTCTTGCCGCAGGACGGGCACTTGCCGCCCCGCATGTAGTTCGTGCCGGTGCGCGACTTGAGGCCGTAATCGCGCTGCAGGCGGTCGATGACCTGGTGGCGGATGTCCTCTTGCATGCGATCAGGCCTCGCATCCGTTGCGCTTCGCGGTGCCCGGCGTGGTCACCTGCTCGATGCGGCCGCCATTGCGCAGGAACGCCTCGATATCGGCGCGCAGGCGCTCGGATTCGCTGGCCTTCACTGCGGGGGCCACGTACGTCGGCTTCTGCTGCTGATTCGAAAAGACGAAGGTCGGCACCTGTGCCGATGCCCAGCCGTTGTCGGATCTCATCGGGCCACCTCCACCTGTACGTAGCCGGTATTCAGCAGCTCCACGCCGGCGCTGGTGACCTCGACCATTTCGTCGAAGGTGCCGCTACACGCGAGAAGGCTCAGCCCCTTAAGCGCCGCCACGTCCATCGGCGTGTACGCGCCGTCGATCTCCAGCGGGTGGAAATTGCGCGGCACGTACATGCCGAAGGGCTGGGTCTGCACCAGGCCATTGCAGCGATCGGCTGACAGCAGGCAAAGCTGTAGCGTTGACGGCAGAGCCGCCAATTCAAGAGTGCGAAGCATGTGGACCTCAGTGGTCGGTGGTAGCGG